GAGAATGCGTTGTACTCTCACGCTTTGAAACACAACATCGGGAACTTGGATGCCGCTTATGCGCATATGACTTATGCGGATTTGCAAAGCAAAGCCAAGAACTCTGACATTGTGGATGAGAAGCGTGCAGCCTCAGTTATTGAGGATGGTTCGGGTTCAGCGGAAGGCTCCATTAATCGTGATTTTGGTACCGCAGTTAATTCAATTCGGGATGCTTACGAGCTTGCAACAAAACAATTATCCGAATAACTAACTAAGGAGTAGACGTGGCTGGTAACGCAAATTTCGACCAAATTTTGTCAACCACTCTCTATAATTACGTCCCTAAGTTGGCTGACAACGTTTTCGGTGCCCGTCCTCTGTTTTATGCGCTTACCAATGGCCAGACCATTAGGCGTGTAGGCGGCGGTGCAAAGATCATCGTTCCAATCATCTATGGGTCTAACTCAACTGCCGCTTCATATGCTGGCGCTGACACAATTCCGATTACTGCTCAGGATGGCATTAGTGCCGCAGAGTATGACTGGAAACAGTACGCAGCGACGGTAACCATTACTGGTATTGAAGAAGGCAAAAACAACGGCGAAGCAGCAATCATTGACCTTCTTGAGGGCAAGATTATGCAAGCCGAACAAACCATCATCGACAACATGAACACCATGTTCTGGGGTGATGGCACAGGTAACGGTGGCGACGACTGGATGGGTATCCAAGGTATCGTTGCTGACGGTAGCGTTTTGGGTGGAATTGACCCAACTGGTGCTGGTAACTCATGGTGGGTTCCAACCATGACTAACCACGGTGCGGCAGCCTTGTCATTGGCAGCGATGTCGTCTGTGTACAACACCGTTTCGGTTGGTAACGATCAGCCGACGATCATATTTACTGATCAAGAACGTTATGAAGATTATGAAGCTCTGCTTCAGACAAACCTTCGGTACACAAGTGCTGAAGTTGCTGATGCTGGTTTCCAGAATCTTCTTTTCAAAGGCGCTCCAGTAACTTTTGATGATGCTTGTGAAGCAAATGCTATGTACTTCCTGAATACGAAGTACATCAGGCTTGTAGGGCATACGGAAACTTGGTTCCAACCAACTCCGTTTGTGCGTCCCACGAACCAAGATGCTCGCTTTGCGCAGATCTTGTGTTACGGAAACTTGACTTGCAGCAACCGCTCAAGGCAAGGACGTTTATTTAACATCGCCTAATTTCGATTAGGTGTTTGGTGGGGGGTGCTTCGGCACCCCCACACCACAATTCGGTTTAGTGGAGCAAAAATGCAGCGAGAAATAGCACTCACCTACAGACCAGATGCTCGCATTGCTGGTTCAACTGGCAGTCGTCCAGGCCACTACGCACCTGGCGAATCACGCGATGCTCGCCCTGTTCCTGGGGTAACTGCGTATGTAGACGAAGTGCTTTCAACTGTCACAGCACAGCATTTTTGTTCCGCAACGACCCGTGCAGGCAATCCGTGTAAAGCACGGCCAGTCGGCGGGTCGGATATTTGCATTGGTCATACCCGCCAGAAGGCGGCAGGCTGATGGCTTTAACGCTGGCACAAATGCGAACACAGGTTCGTAGTGTGGTAGATATTGATTCAACTGATATTGATGACACAACGCTAGACACAATGATCGGTCAAGGTTTTGATCTCATTGTTTACAGCGAGAAACGTTGGCCTTTCTATGAGGTTCGTACAACGTTTAATACTGCGGATACGACGAAGGATTATACGCTTGCTACTATTGCGGCTTCTCCTGACGCTGTGACGCAGGGTTTGCGTGACATGATCGCTATTCGTAATATCGACCATGTTCTGGAATATATTGGTTCCGATAGCGCAGATTTTGATTACCCTCTGAACTCGTTACCGTCGGGTAACCCGTGGGAGTGGAGTTTTTGGAACGACACAGTTCGCCTTTACCCTGTTCCTGACGGCATCGCTACTTTGCATGTTCGAGCTATTCGCAATGCAACAGCATTTGGTTTAGGTACCGCAAGTGGAGTTGAACCTGATCTTCCCGATCCGTTCCATGCGGTTCTTGCTACTTACGCTACTAGTGCAGCATATTTTCAGCAGGAAGACCCCACAATGGGCAACCAGTACATGGCGTTGTTCCAATCCCAACTCGATAACCTTGCCCGACGTTACGCTGACACTCCTGCCCCGCAACCAATGGTTGCGAACAGTCGAAGGTCAGGTCGTTTCGCTTCGGGTCTTGGAAGGCTGAGGTTCGCCAATACTGGCGGAGTGATCTGGTAAGCCCTGATGGCTCGTCAAGGTTTCTCTCTTGAAGTATTGGAATCATTCTCAGGTGGATTGAATCTGAGAAGTGACCAGTTCAACCTCGCAGACAACGAATCACCCGACATGCTCAACGTCACCGTTGACCCTCGTGGTGGTATTCGTATGCGTGACGGCGTTGACCGTCGAAACAACACAGCCCTGAGTGACGACATTAAAGGCATGTGGGGATTCCATACCGATTCTGGCACTAGCCAGTTAATGGTGAACTATGGAACCAAAGTTGCTCGCTCTGCGGTGGGTGACTTTACAGATCTCGCAGGTATCACAGAAAGGACGGACGGATCTCGTGTTTACGGGATCACAATGAACAATGTGGCTTATGGCGTTAGTTATGACCAGCCGTCATTCCGTTGGAATGGGACAACGGCTGCGGATCTCGGAACCACGTTTGGGGCAAGCGGGAATATGCCGCAAGCCCAATATGTGGCTTTCTGGAACAACTTCGCATGGGTGGCAAACACCTATGAATCAGGAGCAGGAAAGCAGTCCCGAGTTAGATGGTCAGCAGCTAACGACCCAGAAACCTGGGCCGCAGCAGACTATGTTGACATCGACCTCGGAGAACACGGCGACTACATCACAGCAATAGTCGCCGACGGTGATCGCCTTCTAGTTTTTAAGACCAACAGCGTGTATGCGATATTCGGATTTGATTCCGATTCGTTTCAAGTAGTGACATTAACGAACGACATGGGATCAGTCGCCTTGTCATCGCCTGTGAATACGACGTTTGGCACATTTTTTTGGCACGCACAAGAAGGCATCTTTGTGTACGACGGCCAAAACTTTACGTGGCTGTTCAGCAAACTACAACCCGCCATAGACGACGGACGAATAACTTTTGGTAGTGAACCGCAACTGGCGTGGGGAAACAACAAACTTTATGTTTCGGTTGACTGGACGGATGCCGCTGCCACAACTCGCCGCACTTTTATTTATGATCCGACTCTCGGTGAGGGTGGCGCTTGGGCTGCCACCGATATAGATGCTGGACCTTTATTCGCATATCGTCCCCCAAATCAGACGCCTACAGTTTTTGCGGGTTGCGTAGCAAACACGGGTTCAGTTATCGATGTTGAGGACGAACAGAAACGTGACGCCGACCGATACACGGGTAGCACGGAAACCCACATTTCTTCTTATTTCATTACTCGTTGGGTAACGGGCAAAGACCCCATCGTTAAGAAACGTTGGGGTCGGCCCAGGGCTGTTGTTTCCGCTGAGGAAACAATTACGTTGCCCGTAAACATTTTTAAGGACTACGACAAATCTACGCAAACAGCTAGTTTCAGTGTGAGCGTTACAGGTAAAACGTCTGCTTCTCGTTGGGATACAGCTAAATGGGATGAAGCATCAGGTACCTATGTTGCTAAGTGGGATGCTATTGGTCGTGATCTTACCGCTGATGTCAAAAACTTGCCTACACTTGGGACAGGACGGAGTGTAAGTATGAAGGTCAGCGGTCCTACTAATAATTTCCATTGGGAAATAAATGCGTTGGCGTTCACGTATACGCCAAGGAGACTGCGTTAAATGGCGACTCTTGGACCTCTAAACGATTTTAATGCGGGCACAACCATTGTGGCTGCTGATATGAACCAGAACTTTGCGGACATTGAAACGTTTGTGAATACTACTCCTGGTCTTGTTCAGATAGACATTGTGGACGCTAAGGGCGATATTATTGTTGCTTCTGCGGCGGATACTATTACTAGGTTGGCTGTTGGTAGTAATACTTATGTGTTGACTGCTGATTCGACTACTGGTACGGGTTTGGTGTGGTCTGCTGCTCCTGCGGATGCGACGAAGATGCCGCTCGCTGGCGGCACTTTCACGGGTTCTGTCACGTTCGAGGCAACAAACACATTTGAGGCAGCCAACACCTATCAGGGTGCCACCCCGATACTTTTGACGGGTGCCACTACAGGTAATGGTTTCGAGATTACGTTGACTGTTACTGATCCTTCTGCGGATCGGGTACTGACGTTGCCTGACGCAACTGGGACAGTTGCGCTTATTACTGATATACCCGCTTCCGTGAACGGTACGTCGGATAACATTATTTCTAATCAAGTCTTTAGCTAAGGGACAGATATGGCGACATATTCAAAAACAATTCTGTCGGGAAGTACCGACGGACGAGGCATTCTGGTAGCTGCTACTGCTACGGCAGGCACTTTGATTCATACGGGGAGCGCTACGGCGACCACGTTGGATGAGATTTGGCTGTATGCGGTAAACAGTGACGCTGCCGATGTGAAGTTAACTTTGGAGTGGGGTGGAGTTACCGTTTCCAATGACCTCATTGAAGTGACCGTTACTGCTGAGTCAGGTTTAATGCTTGTTGCTCCTGGGTTGCTCATTAAAGGAAATGCTTCACCGTTGGTAGTTAGAGCTTGGGCTGCGGTAACGAACGACATCATTATTCATGGTTATGTAAACCGAATCACAGCCTGATAGGGGCATTTCGTGTCTTTCCGTCAGGACAGAACTAATCCATCTACAGCCGTTTCTAATTGGGAAGGGCGCTCGGAAACCCCGAAGGGGCATCCGAGCACCGCTATTTCCACATGGATCAACGGTGGACTGTTCTCAACGGGTGGAGATAACTGGGTTTGGAAATGGTTCACCCAAGGCGTCAGCCCTGGTTCTGATCCAGGTACCAAATGTTACGCTATGCGTTATCAGGTAAACGCTGGGGACGATTTCCTTTGGCTGTTCCTGAGCGGTGGGCAGGCGACTGCCACCTATCTGAATATGACTACGTTGGAATTTGCTGGTAACTGTCAGGTCAGCAGCGTCTACAATATGAGGAATGTCACGGGACTCTACTTCACCTCTTGGTTCGGTAGTTCTGCGGTTGGAGGCTTTGGCTACTACATAAGTGGTTCCAACTATTACGCCAACTGGAACGAAGGTTTCAGTCCGTCTAGTCCAACGACACTCCCAGCAAACTATGGGACTTTATATTGGACGCTGAACTACCCCTATTACACGGTACCGTCGTACACCACCCAAAATGCCCAGATGGGCTATCCTGGTTCTGGTGACGACGCCAGATATTTTGCTGTCATTAACAGTCATGGAGGTTTCTACGGCGCTGGGGTTGCAAGTATCAACATGAATTCGGGTAGTGGTGCTACTGCCAACTGGGGTCGAACGTTGTATCGAAGCAGTTGGTACGTGGAACCTATGGGGATGTATTCGTTAGGAAATAATTCGAGTGGGTACACGTATCTGTGTCTAGGGTGCCGTTATTACTCAAGTCAAACCGTCGTAAACATGTACAAACTCAATAATTCTAGCGGCACCGTGTCCTCTGACACTGGCTATGGTGATACCAATTATGTGCCCTGGCCGTCTGCTATGGAGCTTTCAAATCACGACGCTGCCGACCATTTCTATGTGCAGACGCACAGCAGGAGTGGTTCCACTACTTACAATCACGGCCACATGCTGAAGTTTAGTGCAGCGCTTGGGCTTACTTGGCAAAGACGAGTGCAGCCTGGAAGTCCTACAACAGACCTCACAACTCTTGGACAGGTTGCCGCTGATTCAGATGGCAACGTGTTCGGTATGTTCCGTTCGTACGATACTCAAACAAATAGTGGAACTGCCCGTGATCGGATATGGATTGTGAAATGGGATAAAGCTGGCACATATCAATGGCATCGTGCGTTATACCAGACACGGGCAACTGGTGGTTACGCCATGAATGTTGATGCCGCAGAGTGTACCCCCGATGGGGATTTGCTTCTAGGGATCAGCGGTACCGATGCGACTCAGGGTTTTCAGGGTACTTTCTTCTTCAAGGGTGACGGTAGCGGTGCAGGCACCTTCAACCTAAACACAGGTGTAGATATTAAGTATGACGATAGTTTGGTTCTAAACGAGTCCGCAGGGGCGCTTCCGTGGGCGGCTAGCGGCTCAACATCGGGTGGCAGCCCGCAAATTAGTTATAGCCAAGCCTCGACCCAATCAATGACTCCCAACGACCGTGTGAAAACGGATTTCTGATGCACGCCCCAAACTGCGATATTCATATCTACATATCTCCTGATGGAACATACCCTCTA